GTGCCAACATCAAACCGGCTAACAACGGACCGCGACCTGCCAAGCCTGGCGCAGCAGGACGAGTGTCTCAAATGAGTGATAGCGCTCGAGCAAACCAGCGTCTTGCCAAAACCGGCCGCGTCGATGATGCGGCTTCTGCAATTGAACTTTTATTGAGGTAAATCATGGCTATCGTGACTAATACCTTCACCACCTACTCTGCAAAGGGTATCCGTGAAGATCTGAGCAATGTTATTACTAACATTTCTCCCGAAGAGACCCCGTTCATGTCCAACATTGGCCGGGAAAATGTGACCAACACTCTGTATGAGTGGCAAACCGACGCGCTGGCTGCCGCTGCTGCCAACGCCCAGCTGGAAGGCGACGACGTCACTTCGTTTGACTCCGTCACCGCCACTGTGCGTCTGCAGAACTACGCGCAGATCAGCCGCAAGACCATCGTCCTGTCGAACACTGAAGAAGTGGTCAACAAGGCCGGTCGTCGCTCGGAAGTCGCCTATCAGATCGCCAAGCGTTCTGCGGAACTCAAGCGCGACCAAGAATTCGCGATGCTGAACAACGCTGGTACCACCTCTGGTAGCACCACCGCTGCTCGCACCTCGGCTTCGCTGGGCGCTTTCGTGAAGACCAACGTCGACTATGACACCACCAACGGTGGCAACCCCACCTATACCACCCTGCCCACCGCAGGCCGTACTGATGGTACCGTTCGCACCTTCACCGAGACCATCCTGAAGAACGTCATTCAGAAGGTCTGGTCGCAGGGCGGCACCCCGAAGATCCTGATGGTGGGTCCCGTCAACAAGCAGCGCGTGTCTGGCTTTGCCGGTATCGCCTCTTCGCGTTTCAACATCGACGGCGGTGCGCGTCCTGCCACCATCATCGGTGCTGCTGACATCTATGTGTCGGACTTCGGTAACGTGCAAGTGGTGCCTAACCGCTTCCAGCGTGAGCGTGACGCTTGGGTTCTGGACCCGGATTACGCCAAGATGGTCGTGCTGCGTCCGTATCAGCAGGTTGAACTCGCCAAGACCGGCGACGCTGAAAAGCGTATGCTGATCGTCGAGTGGGGCCTGAAGATCTTGGCCGAGAACGCCCACGGTCTGGCTGCTGACCTGGTGACCTCCTAATCGGAGTCAAGGGGACCGGGGAAACCTGGTCCCCTTTTTTTACTTCTAGCCAAAAAATGACAAATTCAAAACTGTTTGACGTAAACAAGGATCTGGGCATCACCAGGACGTGGCACTACGACGAAGAAAAAGACGAGGCCACCATTCAGACGCAGCAGGACGTGTCTGCGATCATTGAAGAGAACAAGCAAGAATTTAATATGGTGGATGAGCGCGCACGCTGGGGCGAATGGTCCCGCGTGGCGTCGATTCCGCTGAGTCTGTATTACCAGATGAAGGCCGAGGGCAAGATTGACGATCAAGAATATATGAAGCGCTGGTTAAACGACAGTAACAACCAGTTTTTCAGAACTCGTCCTGGGAAAGTCTAATGGCTCGTCCAAGAATTCCGTTGTCCCAAAAAATTCAAGACAATTCCGTGCGAGTCCCGGAGTCTGGGTGCTGGATATGGATTGGGTCTCTCAATAAGCATGGATATGGAAGGCTGACGTTTGGCGCAAAGACAAACATAGGAGCCCACAGGGCATCTTATGAATTGAGGCACGGAAAAATTCCTGATGGTCTTTTTGCATTGCATCGATGCGACATCAAGTGCTGCGTTAACCCAGATCACATTTTTATCGGTACTCAGCAAGAGAACATGAGCGACAAGGTCGCGAAGAACAGGCAGGCAAGAGGGCATCGTCATGGAATGTCTAGGCTGTCTGAAGAACAAGCAAAAGAGGCAAAATTTGGAAAGGAACGGCCATCTCAACTGGCAAAGAAATTTAATTGCTCTGCAGTAATGATTCGCCAAATAAGAAGCGGCTTTTACTGGAAACACTTGGAGAACACATGAAAAACAACTACATCGCCGTCTGCACCCCTGCGCGTGACATGGTCCACACCATGTTCACCTATGACCTTGTTAACTTAGTCTGCCACCACACGTTAAACACGAACGACGCGATCTCGCTGAAGATCTCAGAAGGCACGCTGATTGCAAACCAGCGCGCTGAGTTGTCGCTGGATGCGATGCGCGAGGGCTGCACGCACGTTCTGTTTATCGACTCGGATATGCGTTTTCCGCAGGACATGATTGCGCGCCTGCTGGCTCATGATCTGGACATCGTGGCAACGAACTGCGCCCGCCGGCGGATGCCTACCGGGCCGACGGCTCAGGTGTACAAAGAAAACGGCGACCGCGAGCTGGTCTGGACGATGCCCGAGAGCACCGGCCTGCAAGAAGTGGGCTCGGTCGGTATGGGCGTAATGCTCATCAAGGCTGGCGTGTTTAAGGCGTTAAGCGAGCCGTGGTACGAAACGCCCTGGCGTAGTGACAAACGCGGCTATATCGGCGAGGATGTGTTTTTCTGTAAGAAGGCGCGCGAAGCTGGCTTTAAAATCTGGATTGACCACGATGTCTCGAAAGAGATCGGGCACATCGGTATGTTTGAGTTTAAGCACGACCACACCTGGGCGATTCGAGATCTGGAAAAAGCGAGGGAAACCTAATGGCACTGACGACATACACCGAGCTAAAGGCGTCGGTTGCCGACTGGCTAAACCGAACCGACTTGACCAGCGTTGTCCCGGACTTTATTGCTCTGGCCGAGGCTCAGATCGAGCGCACGCTGCGCACCCGTCAAATGATCGTGCGCGCCACCGCGTCGATTGATACCGAGTACAGCGCTGTGCCGGCTGACTTTCTGGAGACTAAGTCGATCAAGCTGAACACGAACCCGGTAACGGCGCTCACGTTTGAGTCCATCGACGCTTTGGATAGCCTCAAATCTACAACTTATATATCTGCGGGTAAACCCCAATATTTCGGGATTGTGGGCGGTCAGATCCGAGTGCTTCCGGTGCCGGACAACACCTATACCGCAGAGCTGATCTATTACGCGAAACTGACAAAGCTGTCTAATTCGGTTGCCTCAAACTGGCTGCTGTCGCAGGCGCCGGATGTTTATCTTTACGGCTCGCTGATGCAGGCTGCGCCGTACTTGAAAGATGATGCCAGAATCCCCGTATGGGCTGCGATTTACACTCGAGGCCTTGAGGAGCTGCAGATTGCCGACGACCGCGGCGCTACCTCTGGCGGTGCCGTGATGATGCGGGCCAGGACTTTCGGATAAGGAGTGTTTTAAATGTCATCGTTTACCGACTACACCGAGAACCTGGTTCTTAACTGGCTTCTCACCACCAACAGCGCCACCCGTCCGACGGCGTGGTATGTCGGCCTTTTCACGGCTGCCCCGTCCGACACGGGTGGTGGCACTGAGGTCTCCGGCAACGGCTACGCTCGTACCGCTACCGGCACGATTACTGTTTCCGGCACCTCGCCTACGAATGCCACCAACTCGGCTGCCATTGAGTTTGCTGCAGCGTCTGGTGGTAACTGGGGCACGATCACGCACGCCGGCATTTTTGATGCATCCACCAGCGGAAATCTGCTGGCCTGGGCGGCTCTTACGACGTCCCGCACGATTAATGACGGCGACGTGCTGCGTATTCCGGCCGGCGATCTGGACGTGACCTTGACCTGATCATGGCTGCCTATGGCGTAGGGTCATATGGCGTAGGCCAGTATTCTGACCCTCGGGTCGGCTACGGCTATGGCTCATACGGCGTAGGCAACTATTCTCGGGGTTCTTTTGAGCCTAGCCTGACGATTGCGGCCGCCTCATCGGTGGCCATTTCGTCGGTGCGTTACGCCATTGGCGTTGTCTCTATCGCCGCCACATCTACGGCGGCAGTCTCTGCGACCGCTGTTCGCAATGCCTCCTTCAGCGTTTCGGCGTCGTCTTCTATGTCGGCGTCGGCCAACGTCATTGCGGATGTAAAGGTCGAGGTTTCCGCTCAGTCTTCTGTCTCCATTAGCGCCCTGCGCTACGCCGTCGGCGCTTTCTCTGTTGCCGGCGCGTCGTCTGTCAGCTTTGCCGCGGTGCGGTATGCGGTGGCTTCGTTTGCTGCAAATGACGCCAGCGCCATGTCGGTCTCGGCGATCCGGGTTCCGCTGGTTAGCATCCTGATTGACGCTTGGGCGGACATGACGGTGAGCACCAGCGTCATCGTCAACCAAGCGGTGACGATTAACGCCGAATCGTCAGTTTCCATTAATGGCGTTCGAGTCCAGCCTGGCGAGATTTTGATCGCATCGGACTCTGGCATAAGCGTCAATGCTGTTCTAAAATGGGTCCCAGAATCTGACACGGCAGAAACATGGACGAGCATCCCGGACACGAGCGAGGTCTGGACTGCGGTTTCTGACGCTTCCACAAGTTGGGTCGCCCAAAGCGACACCGCAGAAACTTGGACCCCTATTTCTGAAAACTCTGAAACGTGGCAGATTGCTGCATGAGGTGATAAATGGCCGATACAACTACCACTAACCTGCTTCTGACTAAGCCAGAAGTCGGCGCGTCCACGGATACGTGGGGCACGAAGATCAATAGCGACCTTGATACCATCGACGCGCTGTTTGACGCCGGCCCTTATCTGAAGGTTGCTAAGGGTGGCACGGGTGCTGGCACTGCTTCAGGCGCTCGCACCAACCTCGGCTTGGTTATTGGCACGGATGTTCAGGCCTACGATGCAGATACCGCCAAGACCGATGTGGCTCAGTCCTTCACCGCAGCACAGCGCGGGGCCATCTCGGCTCTGACGGACGGTGCGACCATCACGCCCAACTTTGCGTTGGCAAACAACTTCAGCGTGACCCTGGGCGGCAACCGCACCCTTGCCAACCCGACGAACCTGACCGCAGGCCAGCACGGCGTGATTGTCATCACCCAGGACGGCACCGGGTCTCGCACACTGGCGTATGGCAGCTACTTCAAGTTTCCTGCTGGCGCAGCTCCGACGCTGACCACTACGGCCAACGCGGTGGATGTGCTGGCCTACTACTGTGAAAGTTCCACCCGCATTACCGCTCGCCTGATTGGAGACGTTAAGTGAGCGCCATGATCGGCAACCCGCTGCTGCTCTCCGACGAGGGCTATCAGATCAGCCGCTCGGTGCGGCTGCGGTCGAGTGCATCGGCTTATTTAAGCCGCACTCCTGCAAGTGCTGGGAACCGCACAA